TGCAGGATGCAATATATTGGCAATGATAGTCAACCCTATAGTTGCAGAAAAATCCAATCAAATCAGGGCGCGTCAAACCAACTGAAAAGTTACGACGCACGAAAAACGTAGATATTTTTTCAAAACGCCTGATTTCAGGCCCCTTGCAACCTTTTGATATTAAATGTCGATTTGAGGCTGGGTTAAGGGTAGGGTTAAGGGTAGGGTTAAGCCCTAGAGTCCAGAAGCCAGAAGCTAGATATGGTGGTGGTGGTGGTAATGCGCGTGCGAGACCACAACACCTTGCGCTGTCGCCGCATCGCAGACTATCGACTGACGCCCCCGATTGTGCTATCTGATTGCCATTGCATCATTGTGCGACTGGACGAGTAGAATGGCCCCCAAGAAACCCACGCCGTCGAAATCAGAACGGACCAAGCACGCCAAGCGATATGCCCCGTCTGGATTGACCTGGGGCCGTGAGCGTTTCTGCCTCGAATACGTGAAAGACCACAACGGAGCCCGATCCGCACGAGACGCCGGATACAACAAGTCAGGGGCCCGAGCGATCGCCCATGAGCTTTTGACGTTCCACGACGTGAGGGGTCGCATCAGCGAACTGGAAGGCGAGATCGCGCAGAAGCTCAGGATCGAACACCACGACGTCCTCAAGCGCCTCTGGGAAACCGCAACCGGCGACGTGAACGACATCGTCCGTGTCGAACGTCGATGCTGCCGTCACTGCTATGGCGAGCAACACGAATACCAGTGGCGCACCGAGCGCGAATACAAGCGCGCCGTCGACCAGTTCCTGAAACACGAGTCTGGCGGCGATGTCCATGTGATGATCGAACTCGGCGAGAAGATCGACGCCGGCGGTCGCATCCCCAACATGCCCGAGAACGCCGGGGGCTATGGGTTCGACGCCAGGCTCGAGCCGCATCCCGATTGCCCCGAGTGCAACGGCGAAGGCGTCGAGACCGTCCAGATATCCGACACCCGCGGCGCAGTCTCGCATCCGCTCTACGATGGCGTGAAGCAGACCAAAGAAGGCATCGAGATCAAGATCGCCGACCGCGCCAAGGCCCTCGAGCACGTCGCCCGGCATCTCAAGTTCTTCAACGACAGCGTGGACCTGAACGTCAGCGAGGAACTGCTGCAGGCCGCGCGGAACATCAATGCCGCTTCACCGCCTCTCGACCCGAAGTATGCGCAGGCCAACCGCCACCGGCTGTTTCCCGAAGACCATGAGGATGGCGACTGATGCGAGGCACGCGGGACCAGATCAACGAGGATTTCTGGCGTTTCCACGAGGCGCATCCCGAGGTCTACGCGTTCTTCGATCGCTTCACGCGCCAACTGCTGCGCGCAGGCTACGCCAACGGCTCGGCCAAGGCCGTATGCGAGCGCCTGAGATGGGAAACCATGTTTGCGCCGTACACGGGGCGGGTGAAGCTCAACAACAACTACACGAGCCGCTATGCGCGCCTCTGGGAGCACAACAACCCGCAGCACAAGGGGTTCTTTCGCCAGCGCGCCCTCAATCCCGTCTCGGCCAACTCTGTGCGCGTGCCGCAGGATGAGCAGCGGCCAGGCTGATGACCGTGCAGGCGCATAAATCCCACCAAGGGGCTTTCCCCGCAGAGATCGAGGCGGCCGCAGACATTGCGCAGCTGCCCGATCCTCTGCCGATCGACTATGTGCCGCGCAACGACACCGAGATGCTGGCCTGCCTCAAGGATCCCTTCTGGCGGATATGCTCAGGCCAGCTTTACAAGATCATGACCAAGGATGACGAGCACCAAGAAGGCGCCGTCATACCGTTCAAGCCGAACCTCGTGCAGCGCATGTTCCTCGCAGACCTGCACACGCGGAACGTGATTCTTAAAGCCCGTCAGATGGGGTTTTGTCTGGATTGCGAAACGCGTGTTCTGACCGCCGATTTGCAGTGGGTCCGCATCGACACCCTTCAACCTGGTGACGAGGTCATTGGCGTCGATGAACATGTGCCAGGCGGCCGTGGCGCGGCCCGAAAGATGCGCACGGCAACGGTGCAAGCATGCAAAAAGGTTCGGCGCTACGGATATCGCGTCCAGTTTGCGGATGGCCGGGCAGTCGTTTGCACGGATCAACACCCATGGCTGGCTCGCAGTGGAGTGAAAAGGCAACCGTTCTGGCGGGCAATGGACCGGAAGGCGCCGAACGCAGAGCGCAATCTAACCGTAGGGCATCAGGTGCGCTCTATCTGCGTGCCATGGGAAGCCGGACAGTTCGAAGATGGATGGTTTGGCGGCATGATTGATGGGGAAGGCAGTCTGTCGCTGCCGTCTCGGTCTGGTGCGTCGGTATGCGTGTCGCAGCGCCCCGGACCCGTATGGGATCGCATGGTCTCGTATGCGCAGGACAGGCAGTACCACTATCGCATTGAACACGATGAAGGGCAGCGCGAGTCCAAGCACGGCACAACGCCGGTTCCCAAGCTGGTGTTCAGCCGCACGAATGAATTGTTTCGTCTGATCGGAGAGACACGCCCGACGCGCGGATTGCAGCGCAGCTTCCGGTTTTGGGAGGGCAAGGAAATGCCCGGCAAGAGGAACATGGACAACGCCGCTTGGAACGAGATCGTCTCCATCGAGCCGGTCGGTGAGGTCGACATGATCGCGCTGGAGACCAGCACCGGCACGTTCATCGCCGAGGGGATGGTCAGCCACAACACGACGGTGATCGTGATCTCATTCACCGATCACGCCATCTTCAACGACAACCAGAGGTGCGGGATCATCGCGCAGTCGCTGCCGCATGCGGAATCGTTCTTCCGCGACAAGGCGAAGTTCGCTTACGACAACCTGCCGCAGATCGTGAAAGACCTCTATCCGATCCAGACGAGCAACACGAGCGAGATCCTTTTCAAGAACAACTCGTCGATCCGCGTTGCCACGTCCATGCGGTCAGGCACGATCCACCGCCTGCACGTCTCGGAGATGGGCAAGATCGCCGCCGAGCATCCGGGCAAGGCCGTCGAGATCGTCACCGGTTCGCTGGCCGCAGTACCGGCATCGGGCATCGCCAGCATTGAAAGCACCGCAGAGGGGCAGGAAGGCGAGTTCCACAAGATAGCAACCCGCGCCGAGCGCCGCGCCCTCGATCCGCGCCCGCTTGCGCCGAAGGAAATGAAGTTTCACTTCTTCGCATGGCACGATCTGCCGGAATACCAGACCGATCCGCGCCATGTGCGCATTGCGCCCGAATGGCACGATTACTTCGATCAGGTCGAGATCGAGCGCAACAAGCGCCTGATCCTGCCGCAGCGCGCCTGGTACATCATGACGCTCGAAAACGAGCAGAACGGCGACACCGAAAAGATGTGGCGGGAATACCCGTCGACGCCCGCCGAGTGCTGGCAGCAAAGCACGCAGGGCACATGGTACGCCCCGCAGATCGCTGCAGCGCGCGCGCAAGGCCGCATCTGCCAGATCCCACACGTCAACAACGTCCCTGTGCACACCTTCTGGGACATCGGCGCAGGCGACGGCACGGGTATCTGGGCAATGCAGGACGTCGGCACGCGCCACCGCTTCATTCGCTACTTCGAGGATTGGGCGCAAGGCTACGGGCATTTCGTGCGCCTGCTGCGCGAAACCGGCTGGAACTTCGGGGTGCATTACCTGCCGCACGACGCCAACCACGAGCGCCAGATGGAAAACCGCGTCGCCAGCCCGTTGATGCTGCTGCAGGAGATCGCCCCGGACTGGAATTTCCAGATCGTCCCGCGCGTCGATCACATCACCAACGGCGTCCAGATGGTGCGCGACAAGTTCCCCGAAGCCTGGTTCAACGTCGATGGCTCGGGCGCAGACTGCGAAGCCGGGCTGAAACACGTCGAGCTCTACAAGAAGAAATGGAACGCGCGCCTTGGCGTGTTCTCGGACGAACCCGAAAAACTGGATGGACATTCCGAAGCCGCGGACGCGCTGCGCCAGTGGGCGCAAGGCTATGACCCTGCACTGTTCTCAGGTGCGACCCGGCCCAAGCGCCGGCGGCAAGGAGGCGCATTGACCGTATGACCGATTCAGAGCCCATTCTCGACCTCGACCTGCGCCACAAGACGCTGGTGCGCGGCGATATCACCGTGATCTTCACCTGGCTGCTGTCCAACCAGCGCCCGTGCATGGTTCTCGTACCGACGAAGATCATGCCCACGCATGAGCGCACCATGCCCTGCATCGTGCCGCTCGATATCGCCTTCGCATGGGACGAGGTCACAGGCGACGCCGCCGAGACCGCCGCCATGAGCTTTCAGTTCGCCGCCGGTCTCGGGATGAACCCCATGGAGATGCGCAACGTGATCAAGGTCACGTCCGTCGTGCGCGATTGCCTCGGCGACCTGCTGCGCATGCCGATGTTCCCCGCAGATCAGCGGGAAGTCGTCGCCGACGTGCTGATCACCGACACGGACACAGGCAAAACGACCGAAGCGGAGGCCGTGGACCATGTTTGAAACCGAAGATCAGCCCGAGAACCGCAATCACATCACGTCCAGGCGGAAGCGCAATGCCGATCCGCTCGACCGCATGGATTTCGGCGGCGGCATTGACGAGAAGCGCGTCCAGCGCCTCGGGAAGTCCAAGGATCTCGACAGCCCGCGCGCCCGCGATCTCTTCACCAATTTCATGGGGCATTACCGGCGCGAGATCGAGCGCCAGGGCGAGAACCGCAACGAAATGGGGCTCGACGAGGATTTCTACGACGGCGACCAGTGGGACGCGGAAGACAAGGCGACGCTCGAGGCCCGCGGCCAGCACCCTCTGGTCTACAACGTCATCTCGACCACTGTGAACTGGATGCTGGGCACCGAAAAGCGGGGCCGCACGGATTACAAGATCCTGCCCCGGCGCGAGGAAGGCGGCAAAGCAGCCGAGCGCAAGAGCCAGCTTCTCAAGTACCTGTCCGACGTCAACAAGTCAGAGTTCCATGTCAGCCGCGCGTTCAAGGATACCGTAATCCCCGGGCTTGGCTGGATCGAGTCCGGCATCCAGGAGGATGACGAGGGCGAAGCGATCTATGACCGCTACGAAACATGGCGGAACATGATCTATGACAGCATGGCGACCGAGATGGACCTGTCCGATGGCCGGTATCTTTTTCGGACCAAATGGGTCGATGTCGATATCGCCAAGACCATGTTTCCCGAGCGCAAGGCAGTCATTGACCGATCGGCCAGCACGGCGCTGACCTATACCGCCAGCCTCGACGGCGCCGGGGATGAGCAGATGGACGCCGCCGAAGAAGAATGGAGCCACACCAACGTCCATGGCGGCTATGACGGGCATATCTCGGAGCGCGCGCGTGTCCGCTTGATCGAGGGCTGGGTGCGCATCCCGACCGAAGAGCGGTTCATGCGCGGCGGGCAATTCGGCGGTGAGATATTCGACCCGCGCAGCCGCGGCCACCGCGCCGAGATCGAGCGCAACCGCGCATCGGTGCTGACCAAGGTGCGCATGCGCATGCATGTGGTCATCATGGCCGAGGATGGCTTGCTCTACATGGCAAAGAGCCCATACCGCCACAACCAGTTCCCGTTCACGCCGATCTGGTGCTACCGCCGCGGCAAGAACAACCTGCCATATGGCGTGGTGCGCGCGATGCGCGGGCCGCAGGAGGATATTAACAAGCGCGCGTCCAAGGCCCTGCATATCCTGTCCAGCAACAAGACCGTGATGGACAAGGGCGCCGTCGACGATCTCGACGAGTTCCAGGAAGAGATCGCCCGCGCCGACGCGACCATCGTGAAGAATCCGGGCAAGTATCTGGAGTTCAATGTCGACCGCGAGCTTGCCCCCGCGCATCTTGACCTCATGAGCCGGTCGATCGAGATGATCCAGCAGCTATCCGGGATCACCGACGAGAACCTTGGCCGCACCACCAACGCCACCTCGGGCAAGGCAATCATCGCGCGTCAGGATCAGGGGTCGCTGGCCACCGCGTCGATCTTCGACAACCTGCGGCTCGCCCGGCAGGCGCACGGGGCCAAGATGCTGTCTCTCGTCGAGCAGTTCATGTCGGAGGAACGCCAGTTCCGCATCACCAACATGCGCGGCAACCCGGAGTTTCCCAAGGTCAACGAGATGGACCCGGAGACCGGCGCCATCCTGCCCGAAAGCGATATCGTCAGAACCAAGGCCGACTTCATCATCAGTGAGGAAGACTGGAAGGCCACCATGCGCCAATCGCAGGTCGACCAGCTGATCGAGTTCATGACGCAACTCGGGTCAGTGAGCCCGGAACTGGTCATGTCGTTGCTCGATCTCGTCGTCGAAGTGATGGACCTGCCGCAGCAGGAAGAACTGGTGAAGCGAATCCGCAAGATCACCGGGCAGGAAGACCCCGACGCCGATCCGAACAACCCCGACGAGGAAACCATCAAGCGGAACCAGCAGAAAGAGGCCGAGGCCGAGATGCAAGGCCGCCTTGCCAATGCCGAGGTCGAGACCAAGGAGGCCGAGGCGAAGAAGAAGGCTGCCGAAGCCGAAAAGACCGGGGCCGAGGGCGCCAAGGTCATCGCCAACATTCGCGAGATCCTTTCGAAAGTCGCCGGTCAGAACGTCGAGACGCAGATCAAGGCGATGGAGGCCGCCGCACAGATCCTCGGTTCGCCCGCGCTCAACAGCGTGGCCGACAGCGTGCTGGACGAGTCCGGGTATCAGCCCGGGCCCGCCGGGCAGGGACAAGGCGCCCCGATGTCCCAACCGCCTCAACCCGCGCCGCAGCCGGCACCGCAGCAGATGCAGCCGCCTGCCCCGCAACCCGCCGACCCGATGGGCACCTACTAGCCCCGGACCACCAACCCAACTTGTCGCATGATGTGAAAGGATACGACCATGGGATTTACGCCAGCCCCGAAGATCGCCACCGCGAGCAAAGCCGCCGCCACGGGGATCTCCATGTCTCTCAGTGAAGGCAGCAAGACGCGGCTGGCAGTCGTGCGCCTCACGTTCAACGCAGAAGCGCAGAACCGCCTGTTCGGACGCGCCATCAACCCCGAGACGGACCGCATGGAGCTTCTCATCGGTCGCGGGCAGGACGAGGGCCGCGCACAGATCCGCCTCTGCGCAGAAGGCGACAACGTGATCAAGCGCGGGATCAAGGGCTCCGTCAGCGTGCGCGTCGGGCGATGGGATCTTCTGCCCGAGGGGAAATACCCCGGCAGCGCGTGCAGGGAGATCGGCGACCCGGAGAAGCAGGGCGACCAAATCGCCGTTCTTCTCATGCTGCCCGATTGGGCCAGCCCGATGAAGCGGCAGATCGCGGCCAAGCACGGCATGAGCGCCAAGCGCCATTCGGCGGAAGGTGGCGCGAAATGAGCGACCACGACGACAAGATCGTGAGCCTGACCGGCGATCCGGTGCACTTCAATGCGCCGGAGGGGCAACTGTTCTCCCCCTCGGATGTCATGGAGGGCACCATGGCATCCGAACCCGTCGAGCTTCTGACGATCGCGCGCCGGCACGACGGGTCTATGATCGTGCATGGCACGCACAACATCGCTGCGGCAAACGGCGGGTACATCGTCGAGGAAGGGGCGAAAGACCCCCGGTGCTATCCCGACCGTCGGCACGCTTTCACCGACGCGACGGACCTGCTGGAAGCCCTGCCCGAGATCCTTGGGCTGGATGGGCTGGCCGTTCAGGTGCGGCGCCTGGCTTATCCCGCCGAGTGAACTTCCGTTGACGTGTTTTCTCGCGGCCTAGACGACCTCTGACCAACGAAAGGAGCCAACACCATGGCAAACGACAAAGACGACGATCTCGAACTTCTCACCGACGAAGAGCGCGCGGCGCTTGAGGCTGACGAAGGCGAGGAAATCGACGGCAGCGCATCGCTGACCGGCGAAGACACCCAGCAATGGGTCGACAATGGCTGGGCGCGCGAGCATGCGCACAAGGATGACTCTGCCGAAGACGTCGAGGCGCAGGCCGCGTCCGGTGACGAAAGCGACGAGGATGGTTCCGACGAGGACGCTGAAGGCGCGGACGCCGCCGCCGAGGATGATCCTGAGCCGGAAAAGGCCGCCGAGCCTGACGCCGCTGCGCCGCAGCCGCGCGATCCCAAGCAGGTGCAGACGCCGCAGCACGACGCGCAGATGAAAGACCTGCGCGACAAGCGCACCGACCTGTTCCAGAAGTTCAACGATGGCGAGATCGACGAGCAGGAGTTTGCGGAGCAGGAAGGCGAGATCCAGACGCAGGCCGAGTCCATCATCGAGGAACGCGCGACCTACCGCCAGCGCGTCGCCGCCGAAGAAACGCAATGGGACAATGCCGTCGCGAGCTACTTCAAGGCGTTCCCCGACCTCAAGGCCGACCAGGCGGTGATGTCGGCCCTCGACGCCGAGGTGAAAGACGTCACCAGCAACCCGGCCTACTCCAAGCTCAGTTTCGAGCAACAGCTTTCCCTGGCGCATCGCCGGCTTGAAGCTACCGCCGAAGACCTTGGTCTGTCCAACGTGCCGCCCAGCAAGAAGGCGGCGAAGAAAGACCCCGCGCCGCAGCAGAAGAAGGCCGCGAAGAAGGAAGAGGACGGCAAGGAGCTTCATACACCGCCGCAGACCCTCGCCCGCGTGCCGGCGTCCAAGGTCAGCGACGAGGGGGACAGCAAGTTCGCATATCTGCAGCGCATGATGAACGACCGAAACGCGCATCCCGACGATATCGAGGCCGAGATCGCCAAGTTGTCGGACGCTGAGCGGGACGAGTTCTCTTCGGCGAACCTCTGACCCTCAAGCCCCTGCCATAAGGACACGCCCGCATGCTGGTTTTGAAGTTGAAGAAGAGTGACGTGGTGCGCATCGGCGACATAACCTTGGAAATCAAGGACGCCGGCGCCGGGCGTGTCCGCATCGCCTTCGGGGCCCCGGATCATGTGTCGATCCGCAATGAACCCGGTGATCCAGAAGAGATCGACGCGTGCGGCGATGACCCACCCCGCGCGGTGATAATCGGGCCGGCAGACTAGGGGGCGCAAAGCCCCCTTTTTTTCGGACACAACATATGGTATGCAAGACGCACGCTAGGCGCATGATGTGCTTATGCAGGTCTCAAACCCGCATGAGGAATCGTTATGCCCCAAACCATCATCCCCTTTGGCGACGTCAAGGCCCAGAAGAAATGGTCCTCGAATCTCGCCGTCGACTCCGTCAAAAAGAGCTACTTTTCCAAGAAGTTCATTGGCAAGGGCGAAAACAACGTCATCGAACAGAAGACGGATCTCGAAACCGAGCAGGGCGAGCGCATCAGCTTTGACCTGTCCGTGCAGCTGCGCGGCAAGCCGACCAGCGGTGACAACCGCGTGAAAGGCAAGGAAGAGAGCCTCAAGTACTACACCGACGAGGTCATCATCGACCAGCTGCGGCACTCGGTCTCCGCCGGTGGCCGGATGACGCGCAAGCGCACCGCGCACGACATGCGCACCACGGGCCGCAACCGTCTCGGCGATTACTGGTCGAAATACATGGACGAGCTGATGTTCATCTATCTGTCCGGCGTCCGCGGCATCAACCAGGAGTTCATCGAGGACACCGACTATGCCGGCCACGCAGGCAACGCCCTGCAGACACCCGATGCGCAGCACATGATTTACGGCGGCTCGGCCGTGTCGAAAGCGACGATCACCAATTCGGACAAGATGAGCCGGAAGCTGATCGAGCGCGCCGTCACCAAGGCCCGCATGATGCGCGCCACCGACCCCGATACCGCCAACATGATGCCGGTCAGTGTCGAGGGCGAGGATCGCTACGTCACGGTCATGTCTCCCAACCAAGAGCAGGACATGCGCACCGAGGAAGGGTCGGGCTGGCTCGAGATCCAGAAGGCCGCCGCTGCGGCCGAGGGTCGCAACAACCCGATCTTCAAGGGTGGTCTCGGGATGATCAACAACGTGATCCTGCACAGCCACGAGCGCGTGATCCGCTTCGACGACTACGGGACCGGCAGCGACCTTCCCGCCGCACGTGGGCTTTTCATGGGTCGCCAAGCGGCCGTCTGCGCCTACGGCACGACCGCAGGCCAGCGGTACATGTGGAAGGAAGAGGTCGACGATTACGACAACACGCCGAGCATCGCCGCCGGTACGATTGTCGGCCTGAAGAAGACCCGGTTCAACGGGCGCGACTTCGGGGTGATGGCGATCGACACCTACGCCAAGCCCGAGAACTAAAGACCGACGCGGGCGCCTCCGGGCGCCCGTGCCGCCCCTGACGTCAGCCTGAAACAAAGGATAGACCCATGCTGAAACAGAACGACTTCGCATATGGTCGCGCCAATCAACCCGTGGGCTATTCCTCGGGCCTCGTCTGCGCCGCCATTCTGACCTACGACTTCCCTGTCGACTTCACCAGCGCGGATGACGTGCTCGAAATCGGCTTCGTGCCGGGCGGGGCCCAGATCGTCGGCGCCACGCTGATCGGCGAAGGTCTCGGGGCCATCACCGCAGATATTGGCGTGCTCGACGGCGAAGCGGGGTCCACCGATTCCGGCCGCGCGCTGACCACCGATCTGATCTTCGATGGCGTGTCCGTCAACGACAACGAGGCCCCTGCCACCGTACTGGACTGCCTCGCCGTCGGGCGCACCAACGACCACCGCGGGCTGGGCGTGACCCTGAGCGGCAATGTGACCGTCGGTTCCGGCAAGAAACTGACCGTCGTCCTTCATTACGTCCACTGATCTCGGACGCGATCTGGCCGTCCCTCGCGGGGCGGCCTTTCCCCATTCCAGGAGTCCAGCAAGATGCTGATCATCTCGAAAATCGAGCGCGTCGGCGGTACCCGCGTCAGCCTTGACGGCGCCGAATACCTCTTCGAAGAGCGCGAGGCCGGCGGCCCGCATATCTGCGACGTCGAGAACGACGCGCACGCGAAGCGCCTTCTGTCCATCCCCGAGGGGTTTGCCGCGGCTGATGGCTCATTCCCCATGCGCGCCGTCGCGGCTGATGCCGAAACCACGTTTCTGGCGACGCCGGTTGATGAACCGCAGCCCGACGACACCGCGCCCGAAGGCGATGGGATCGAATCCGTGGACGATGAAAGCGACGACGTTCAGGACACAGCGCCCGAGGATGACGGGCTCGACGATTACGACGAGGGCTCGCTTGCACAGGCATACCGCGACGAGTTCATGCAGAAGCCGCACCACAAGATGAAGAGCGACCGCATCATCCGCGAGATCCGTGAGGCCCGCGCCGCGCGGGCCAACTGAGGGACGGCGCCATGCCGGCCCTGATCGCAAAGGACGTGCTCGAGCGCGCGCAGACCTTTCTGCAAGACCCCGACGCCGTGCGGTGGCCGATTCTCGAACTGGCCACCGCGCTCAATGACGCGCTCTTGGAAATCTGCCTGGTCAAGCCATCCGCCTGCGCGGAGACGGTCATCCTCAACCTGCAGCCCGGCACTTTGCAGAAGCTCGAGGCCGATCAGGCGCAGTTCCTGCGCGCCGTTTGCAACATCACCAGCGCGGCAGAGGCGCCGCGCGCCGCCGGCCCGGCCATCACACCGATCGAGCGCGACGCCTTGGACAACCAAATCCCCGGCTGGCACGCCGCCGCCACCTACCCGCGCACGTCGCTGGTGCAGCACGTCATCACCGACCCGATGAATCCGACCGACTTCTACGTGTTCCCGGGCAATGACGGCACCGGGCGCATGGAGGCCATGGTTGCGGTCACGCCGACGCTGATCACCATCCCGGGCGACCCGACCGACCTTGCCAGCTACACCGACGAGATCGACCTGAACCCGGTCTACAAGAGCGTGCTTATCGACTTCATCCTCTACCAAGCCTTCGCCAAGGACATGCAGCTTGCGGGCTCCAGCCAGCGCGCAATGGCATATTACCAGTCCTTCATGACCAAACTCGGCGCGCGGCGCCAGATCGAGGCCGTGGCGACACCCGACACGACCTGACACCAGACAGGAGGCCCCGCCATGGCAACCCCCATGACCAACCTGACCACCTTCCTGCATCTGGTGAACCCGCACGCTCCGGGTGCCGCCTCCCAACAGATGCTGCAAGCGTTGCGGCAATCAGCGATCGAGTTCTGCGAGCGCACGCGATGCTGGCGCCACCGGGCCGAGATCGACCTGACCGAACAGGGTCAGGCCATTGTCGCGCCGGATGAGTCCGAGATCCATGAGATCGAGCGCGCCGAGTTCAACGATATGCGCCTGACGCCCGTGCAGTTTGACGATGTGCCGTTCGAGGACATCGACACCAGCGCCGGCACCACGCCGGCCATGATCACGCAGGAGATGTTCAACCAGGTGTCGATCGTGCCCTTCGAGGCCGGGACATTGAAGGTTTCGCTGATCCTCAAGCCGCGCCACGGTGACGACATGCAGATCGGCGCGGACGGGTTTCTGCAGAACGCCTATGACAGCGTGCCGGCGTTCCTGCACTCGCGCTATTCGGAAACCATCGCCGCCGGCGCCATTGCGCGCCTTCTCGTCATGCCGCAGCAGCCGTTCACCAACCCGGATCTTGCCATGCTGCATGGCCGGCGCTTCGACCAGGGCGTCGACAATGCCAACGGCGCTCGCGTGCGCGGGCAGCACCGCGCCCGGCCGCGTTCGCGCGCGGCGTTCTTCTGAGGGAGTGAACCATGCGCATGCGCCTCAACACCTTCCAAGGCGAATACCCGCGGCTCTACAAGACGCTGTTGCCCGAGGGCGCCGCACAGGTCGCGCTAGACACCAACCACGAGCGCGGCACCATCAAGGCGCTGCATGACGATCTGGCGCTGCATGACGCCGGGGCGACGCCGCCGGTGGATTTCTACCTGCATAACGGCGCGACATGGCTGACCTTCGACAAGAATGTCGACGTGGTGCCGGGGCCGGTGGCCGATGACCGGCTTTACATCACGCGCGAGAACGACGTCCCGATCGTCAAGGTCATGAGTGATGGCGGGGCCGAGTATCCGCTTGCTTTGCCAACCCCGCCCGCGCCGCCGATCACGTCCATCGCCACCGATTCCGGCGCGACGCAAGAGTCCGAAGTGCTGTTCGTCTATACGTGGGTCTCGAGCCTCGACGAAGAGAGCATTCCGAGCCCGCCCAGCACGCCGCTTGCCGTGCCCGATGGCAGCACGGTCGAGATCAGCCTGATCGACCAGCCGCCGAGTGGGAGCCGGATCAATCGCGTGCGCATCTACCGCAGCCAAACGACCGCGCTGGGCGCGACCGAGTTCTTTTTCGTGAAGGAACTCGAGGCCGCGACCAACCTCTATGTGAACGACCTCGACACCGATCCTCTGCAAGAATTGCTCGCGAGCGCCAATTACGACCCGCCGGTCGACGATCTCCGCGGCATCACAGGCATGCAATCGGGGATGATAGCCGCGTTCGCCGGCAAATCGCTCTATTTCTGCGAGCCGTACAGGCCGCATGCGTGGCCGCTGAGTTACGAGTTGATCAGCGAAAACCCGATCGTCGGCTTGGCCGCGTTCGGCTCAATGCTGGCCGTCCTGACGACGGGCGAGCCCTATGTCGTCCAAGGCACCGCGCCCGAGAACCTGATCATGGAAAAGATCGAGCAGAGCGCGCCATGCGTGTCCAAGGATGGCATTGTCGATCTTGGCTATGCGGCAGCCTATCCCAGCACGGACGGGCTGATCACCTTGTCGCAGTCGGGCGGCGCGCAGAACATCACCCGCGGCCTGTTCGAGCGCGACCAATGGCGCGAATTCCGGCCCGAGACGTTCAGCGCCGGGCGACGCGATGGATCCTACGTGTTCAGCTTTGACCCGGGCGACGGCGGCGGACGACAGACGGCGATGATCGCCTTAAGCGCGGACCAGCCGAGCTACATTCGCACGTCCAACGGCGCGGAAAAGCTGCGCTTTGACGTCTATACCGGCAACCTGCATTTCATCGACGGGTCCGCGATCATCCAGGAGTTCGCCAGCAGCCAAGCCGGCTACATCGCGGCCGATTGGCAATCGTCGCAGTTTCACCTGCCGACCCTGACGAGTTTCGGCGTGCTTCTTGTCGAGGGCGATGCTCTGGATGACCCGTCCGCGTTTGAGGCGATCGTCTACCGCGACGGGCAGGAACACACCACGATCACCAAGATGAACGAGCCCTGCCGGCTCAAGGACGGGCTCGGGCGCCGCTGGTCGGTGAGGGTCAAGGGCAAGGTCGAGATTAGCCGGATCACCCTGGCGGGCGAAGTCACAGAGATATGGGGCTGACGCATGTTCAAGGGACGCAACACACGAGACCTTGAAACACTCGCGGGCCGCCGCGGTAACACCGGGCAGCGCGCGGTGCTTTGGGACGAGATCGACCAGATTACCCGGCGCGTCGCGCAGAGTTTCACCGATGGCGGCGTCAGTACCGGCGGCGGATCGGCTGGCGCAATAGACGAGTCCGCGCTCGAAGACTATATCGCCAACACCAGCCCGAGCGTGCAGCAGATCAACCAGACGATTGACAGCACGACCACTTTCATCGGCAACCTGACCGCCGACGCGCGCGCCACCCTGCCGGATCTGGATCAGGCCATCACCGATGCGCGTAACGACGCGCTGGATGCGGTCAACGTCGCACAGGGCGAGATCGACACGCTGACCGGCGCTTACACCGGGACGCTGCCCGATCTGGAAGCGGCGATCACCGCCGCGCGTAACGACGCGACTGCGCAGATCGACACCGCAGAAACCGGGCTTCAATCCCAGATCAATGGCGTCAGCGCCGACCTGACGAACAACTATTACACGATCGCTCAGTCCGACAGCGCAATCAGCAGCGCGGTCACAACGCTCGAAAGTTCTCTGCAGACGGAGATCAACAACATTATCGCAGCCGGTGATGGGTCCGAGACAGTTCAGACCTTGAGCGCCCGGCTAGACGCGGACTTTTTCACGAAGACCGAGACAAACACCGCAATCAGCGCCGCAACGACCAGCCTTGAAGCCTCGCTGCAGACCGATATCTCCGAGGTCGCCGAGACGTTTCCCAACTTCGATTTCTCGCAGGGGATTACTGGCTGGCGGGGCAAGGCAATCGACCAGGGCAGCTACAGCATTGTGACCGGCCCGGAGTTCATTGGCGGGCAGGCGTTCCGCCAGGTGGGCGTCCTCAACAGCACCAACTTCCTGGCGCCGGTCGACAGCCGGAAAACCGTCATCGACACAGCCCGCGCATATCGCGTTAAGGCCCGTTTTCGCGTGGTGGGAACTGTCCCAAGCGAGATCTTCTTTGTCATCCGCTTTGAGGACGTGAACGGCGACTACATTTCCGACTACTTTCCCGCCGGCTTCGGGCTCGGAGTTAACAACACCCCCGTCCAGAACAATGGCGCGTGGGTGTCGGTTTCAATAATGAGCGGCATCGGGACAGACAATCCGTTTCCAGCGGGCGCGTTCAAAGCCTATCCCCAAATATCTCTTGGCAATCAGCAGGGGCCTGATTCTATTGTCGAACTGGATGAACTAGCCCTGCTGGAGGTGACCGATAGCCGGGAGGTCGCTGCAACTCTGGAGCAAAACTATCTGACGATCGCGGAAACCGATCAGGCGATCTCCACCGCGACCACCGCGCTCCAGTCCAGCCTTGAGAGCCAGATCGGCACGCTGAACGCGACGCTGACGGAAGATTACTTTACCTCGGCCGACACGACGCAGGCAATCAGCGCCGCTCAGGCGACCTTGCAATCGAACATTGATACGGTCTCCGCAAACCTGACAAGCGAGCAGGCGACGCGTGCGAACGCTGACAGCGCGCTCACCACCAGCCTGAACACACTGACGACGCGCGTCGGAAGCGCAGAGGCGGAGATCGCCGGCGAGCAGATCGCCCGGTCTGATGCAGATAACGCTCTGGCGGTTGATATCAGCACGCTGACGACTCGGGTGGGTGATGCGGAAAGCGACATCACCAGTGAGCAGACCGCCCGAACCGATGCGGATAGTGCGATCGCAATAGACCTCAGCGCGCTCACCACGCGAGTCGACACCGCCGAATCAAGCATCATCAGCGAAAGCATTGTGAGTTCCAATGCGGACGATGCTTTGGCGTCCGATATAACTGCGCTCACCACGCGAGTAGATGGGGCCGAAGCGGACATCACGTCCGAGCAATCAGCGCGAGCATCAGCAGACAGTGCTTTGGCCACGGACATCACGTCACTGACGACGCGCGTCGGAAGCGCAGAGGCGGAGATCGCCGGCGAGCAGATCGCCCGGTCAAACGCGGACAGCGCGCTCGCATCCGATATCTCGACGG